AACAACTGCCTTTCAAGGAGGATATTAAACAACTCAGTGAAACGATTACGAAGGCGATTAATGAAGCGAGAGAACTTGAGTTCATCACGAGTAATTTCAGATGAACGACCCAAATTAAACTGTGCTTCAGTTTCCAAACGAGAAATTGGAACATTCAACGCTTCATACAACTTCTTACGGAAGTAATTTACATCATCCAATTCACCAAGATTTTGTCCAGGTGGTAGCGTTGTGATTTCAGTTGACTTACCACCTTCACGGCGAGGCAACCAATAATCTTCAAGCATGGTCATAAACTTGCGATCATCACGGACTTCGCCAGTGTTCGCATCATAGACCAACTTATTCTTGTGCTTAACCATCATATCACGCAGGTATTGTTCTGCCTTTGCCTTTGGCAGATTACCCACATCAATATAGAATACTCTGCGTTCTGGTGCACGAGCCAAACGATAAATGACGGTTGCATCTTCCAGCATACGAAGCTGATTCATTGGCTTCATTGCTTTCTGCAGATGAGAATAGATCAGTGTATTCTTCTCATCAAGAACGCCAGAGTGACAGTATCTTAACACCAACATTACCAGCAATCAGACCTCGTGCAGAATAAACAAAATATTCTCTGTATTCTTTAGGCACAAACTGATTTGTGGTCATCTCCGCTTTGATATTGGTGCGCTTTTCTACACGAACCTTTTTAATCTTACGAGGATCAATATAACGCAATTCTTGAATGCCAGCACGAGGATTCGCTGCGTCAATCATAATATGGTAGAACAGACGACCATCCACATACCAATTGCGGAAGATATCGTATGCTTTGTTGTTAAAGTCCAACATCTCAAGAATGTAACCAAACTCATCACGAATCATTTCTTTGATTCGTTCTGGTTGACTTTCGATGTCGTCTAGTACAATAGAAACAGGTGGCTCATGTTCGTCAGCCACAATTGCTTCGTTGATAATATCGTCAATTGCTCTTTCGCATTCTGGCTGCTGTGCCATTCTACGGTAGCGAGTGATAAGGGTTGCCTCGTTTTTGACAGTCCCTTCCATGTCGATGGTAGTGCCATAAGCACCACCTTCTGTGACCGCCAACGCACCATCTTCATTTGGTGGAGGCGCAAATGTTTGAACTGTTGGTGGCAGTTCTTCTTCTTTCTTTTTACCGATCTGGTATCCGAAAAGTTGCATTGTTTTATATTCCTATTTCAAAGAAATGGGGGCAGCATATTGTTATTTAGCTGCCCCCATCGAATCACATTTTCACGGATTAGATACCGCCAGCGTTGCCAGTGTTTCCACCAATAACTTCCCAATAGTCAAATGCGAAAGTTACTGAGAATTCCTGGACACCTTCATTTTCCCAGCCAAGGTCAATTGTGGATACTTCGGATGGGAAGATACCAACAAACTGATATACACGAAGAATTTCGCCAGTCTTAGCGAATTGTGTTACCTGTGCGTTTGCCTTGTAGAGAGTAGGTGCAGAACCGCCTGCAGTTCTCAGGTTGCCCTGAGCAGAATTGATTGCATGCGACCACTGTTCCATTGCATTACGGATTGCCAAGTCTTCATCATTCATGATGGTGACTGTCCAGTCTGCATAAGTGCGATTTCCTGCTACCTTGATCTGACGACCAAAGTATGGCACAGGAACGACACCCAACGACGACGCTGGGATCTGAGCAGCACGAGCCATGAATGGCACCTGTGCGTTAGCAACGCCGTTGATTGGGTTCGTAATTTGCACTTCGAAGAGCGAACTGCGGGCACCGCCAGCTTTAAGTGCTCCAGCAAATTGATTTACATTAAAAGCCATTGTCGTTCTCCTTTATCCTATTTATTAGCCAAATTGACCGACTACTTCAGAGAACTCAACGCCAGTTCTAACCGCAACAAAATTCAACTGAATGAAGTTGATAGAACGAGCTGGCTTAATGTAGATGTCACCGATAAACTCATTGCGATCAATAACCTCACCAGTATTATTGGTGCTGTCACAAACCACACGGAAATCAGTGATACCTCTGCGTCCCTGCACATCACGCAGGAACGGTTCTACCAGATTGCGGAACTGCGAACGAGTAAACTCGTCGTTGAACTCAAACAGAGTAAACTTGGAAGCAGTACTAATTGCTTTTTCAAGTACAATGAACAGACGACGAACATTGATGCGGTCAAACGCAGAAGGTTTAGCCAACATAGTCTTATCGCCAAACAGTACAGTACCCTGTCCTGGGAAGGTTACAACTGGGTTGATGCCCTTCTTATAGAGTTGATCTCTGTCACCCTTACCTGGATTGTAAGCGAGGCGGATGCTATTCTTAACATTGCCACGATTGAAACCAGCTGGGCTGTACCATGGATCACGAATCTGATCAGTCTGAACCATCAGACCAGCAGTATCACCGTTCAGAGGAACATAACGATAGACATCGTTGTACTTGTCGTACTGATACTTCCAACCAGAATCCATTACTGCGTAAGAGGAACTTGGCAGACTGTCACGGAAGGCGATGATATCATCTCTTTCCTTACCTTCGTATGCATTGTTGTTAACAACATCAGCACGCTCAGGCGACAATACTGCGATACAGTCTTTACGAGACTCAGCAATATTTGTGATCAAGTGAATTGCAAGAGTTGCATCTGCATTCGAACCAAGCAGGAACGATACATCAACATCTTCTGCTGACTTGAATACATTATAGAATGGAATCTTCTGCGCTCCAGTTGGCGTTGTGCCATCCTTACCGCCAGAGAAACTATTCGTAACAGGAAGATCAGTGCCTGGATAATTCGTGCCAAGATCAGCACGAACACCAGCGTTTGTCATACCACTGTTGTGAGCACCCCACCAGATATATGGTGAGTTCTGATTAATCACTTCTTTGTAGTAATTACCAGCACCCTGTTCTGTGCGACCGTCTACTGCCTGTGACAGACCAGCATAAACTTCAAGAACAGTTCCTTGAACACCAGTGAACAAACCGTCTTCGTCAACAACCGCCACATGGATTTCGTCACCCTGTGAATTTACAGTGTTTGCGTATGTGGTAGTGGTTGGAGCATTGTCGAAGTTGTTGAAGTATTCCCAACGACGAGTAATGTCGGTGGCATAATTCGATACTGTGTTACCAGTATAGTTTGAGTTCAATGTAATGGTGTTGCCAGACAACGCAGCAATCTTGCGGCTCTCGAAATCTGGACCAAGCAGGATCAAGTCGCCAACCACAAACTGTGTTTCAGCGTTTGAAGAACCCTGACCATCACCAGCCAATGTTACAGTCTTGCTGTTCTTAGTGGCATAGTAACTGGTAGATACTGTGGACTGCCATGCATTTGCATTCTGACAAACAGATACTTTCAGCGAGTTACCCAAATCGCCTGGATACTTAGCAACCCAGTTGCCATGACCAGAGATGTTGGTGTACGATTCGTTATAATAATCTTCATTTGTGACATAAGTGCCAGTGCCACCAGAGGTAGCATTGTTAGCACTCGCAACCGCACGACTCACATACAACGCATTGCCATAGGCAAGGAAGTTTGCTGCCGTGAAGAAATCAGTTGCAGTATTTGAGTTTGGCTTACCAAAAATGTTAACGAGTCGATCTTCAGAGTCCACCAACACACGCTGGTTTACTGGACCCCATTTCAGGTGGGCTGCGATGGCACCTTCAGTGGTGCTGACCGCAGGCACGACCGTTGTAAGATCGATTTCGCTTACATTAACGCCTGGGGATACTTGGAAAGGCATTTTTTATCTCCTTCGAATGTAAAGGTCAACTATTTCATTTATTGATATTTATAAAAATGGGGTTTTAGAACCAGCTATTTGTGTTGTAGTTCGTCACCTTCCCATTTGCCATGTCACTATCGCCGCCCCAATCTCCTGCAGACCCAGCATCTTCGTACTCTTCCATGCCATCATTCATAATACCAAATGGAAGCAATTCTTCCATAACTTGCTCTCTTGTTCGTTCTCTGAGCATTGATAGAGTGCTGTTGTCTGTATAATCTCTGAAGAATGGTTGGTTGGATAGCCAAGCGAATAGCACTAGCCCCATTACCAAATCATCATGACATCCTGGCTCTGCTTCGTATGAAACACCTTTTCTTGAAAATGTTGATAATTCATTTATTGTATTGAAGTCATTAACAATCAGCTGGTCTTGTTCCACTAGCAATTTCAGCACAGAACATCCAACCGACTTTACCTGTTTTGTGGTGCGAATTCCTTTGTCAATTGAACTTCCCTTTCTATTGAAACCACCAGAGATCTTTTTACCTAATCTTCCAGCATTTTCAGTGAAAAGGATGTGTTCATATTCATAATCAAAAAGCAACAACGCAGGAATCTGCTCACCAATATCGTTCACTTCAACAAGAACGATAGCATTATTGTATTTTGTGCATGCTCTATATATTACTTCCGTGTATTCAACAGGTGGTGTCAGATTGTCACGGAAGCAACAAACTTGTTTATACGGCATTGTCGTGG